TGCAGCTGGAACATCGTATGAGAAAAACTCATTGAGTTCTCTTGCGATACTTCTCTCACACTCCACTTGAAGATAGACTTCATTTTTTTTGTGAAGAATTATATCACCCATGATTCCCAAGAAACCAACATACTAAAGATTTTCTAACTCCCGATGTAACTTTTGTAACTCTGTGCCAAGTCAATGATGAAAACCAGACAATAGTACCAAGCTCTGTGGGTACATCTAATATTCTAGACTTTTCCCTTGGACCACCAGTTTCTATTTGCAATTTACCACCATCGAAACCATTATTAAGAATCATTGTGAAAGATAACTTCCTTATTTTCCCTTCAGGATGTTTATCATTATAATCGATGTGCCAATCATAGTATTGACCAACATTATAGATGGTGTTTTGCAAAGTCTCAACGTCCACAATATCATACTTCCACTTACCTTTTTTGTTGGCTTCAAATGCATAATCAAGTAATTCTCTTTTAATCTGGTTTGATGGACTCATCCAAGAAACCATACTATTTCTAATAGGTTGATTTCCATCTACAGTTCCTTGATTCCAATCATGAGAGTAATCTCTTATCCAATCAAGAATTGTTCTATCACGAATTTTACTGACAACAAAAGGATGACCAAGCATCACATTCCTGCTTCAAACTTTCTCCATTCGATTGCATTTTTGATCTGAAAATTTCTCTGACCAATTTGTTTGACAATCTCTTGTAGATAATCAACTACAGTCTCGTAATATTCTACTTCTGTTTTTTTCTTTTGGATATCCTCATCAGCCTCGATGAAAGTCCTTTCTTCATCTTTGGTTTTGAGTTTTAATGGAAAATCTCCCTTCTCCTTATAGACATCCTCTGAAGCTTTTCCAGTGTAATAAATCCACTTGTTTCTCTTGAGGACAGCTAGTTCTCCGTTTGCTTTCTTGAGTTTTAGAGAGTTCTCTGTAAGGAGTTGGAGATATTTGGTATGTAATGCTGGGATTCGTAAAGACTCAATATCTAGCTCCAAATCATTTATTTTGAGATCTCGCTTAACTTGGTCTTGTATTTCGGATAGGTTCATAATATATTTTCAAAAATGAGTCGCCCAAGGCACCCAAGTATGTTGTCGCACATGAATCGAGTGGACTATTTAATCAAAAATATGTCTGGGCGACTCATTAGTATTTATGTTGACGTTTCAAACTCATAATATAGAAATCTAAACGTAGCATCTGCACGAAAGTAATCTACGTCAGTTGCATCTTGAGCATAGTTCAGTCCAGATAGACTAGTAGGAAAAATATCTTTGAACTTAACTTCTACTTTTGGAATATTCTTAGAGTTGTAGATGATTAAAGTAGCCTCATCATACAGAGGTTTTTCTGCTGGAGTTGTACCTTTATCAGTTTTCAGTGGAGTTGGTGGTAATGGAGATGTGCTACTTGATAATGCACTCGAAAACTGACTGTGACTTTTAGGAAACCCTATACCAACTAACCAATCCCATATTTGTCTATAGTTTTGTAACTCTTCATCAACCAAAAAGGTCATGGTGAGAGTTTCAAATGTTAATTTGTCACCAGTGATTCCAATGTCAGTCATTGGAGTAGGATAAGAAGCTTCTCCTAGTGTAATGCCTGGAATATTTACGTTTGTACAGAACCATTCAACTTTTGGAATTCGGGCAAACCTAATCCTCCAAGTTGTGGGTGAAGCGTAATCAAAAACAGTGGGTTGACTTGTATCGGCCATATATTTCCTCTACAAGTATTTAGGTAGGAAAAAAAGGGGGGTCTTTTTTACCCCCCTCAGTATCATGTGATTACATGATGTTGTTTACTCTCGCTCTGCGATAGTATGTGTTGAGACTTGGTGCCAATGCATTAACATCAACAGCAGAAGCAACACTTGCACGGGCAAATGGATTCTCAGCCATTCCATAACGTGTTTTAAACGCAATCTTTGGCTGGAAGTCATTCTCTCCAACCGCACGAACCATTTGCAATGGAACGTATGGGCAGTAGAAAAGTCCGGCATCGTATGCAGAAGCACCACGAAAACCAGCAACATACCAGTTTCCAGCGCCAGTTGAAAGAGACTCATAAGGATCAACATAGACCTTAATTCGTCCACCGATTGTTCCGGCAAAAGTACTTCCCGATGTATCTACACTCAAGTTTCCTCCACCCATGTTTCCACCGACATCTAATGTACCGGCCATGGACAATGCAGAAGCAACATCAGCAGAACAAACAAGGATATTTCCTTTTCCTCTGCGAGTCTCAATTGAGATAGCGTTACAATCACGCTCAATCTGGAATACCAGACCTTTGAATTTCTCAACTGACCATCTTCCGTTGGAGTCTGTATCAAGGTCAAAAATTCCATCAGCAGTTGTTCCTTGAGCACCAGGCTTAGCAACTGTGTAAATGGAACGAACAACCTCACGATTGATTTCAGCAAGGATCTCAGTCGAAAGAATGTTTGACAATTCGGACTCAGCATCCAGACCATGAATAGCTTTCAGGTCTTGTGCGAGTTCCATTGTGTATCCAGCACGCAGGGCACGTGACCGAGCAGTAACCTGTGACTGTTCGATTGTGAAACCCATGTCCTGAAATTCACTACCTGTAGCAAGAGAGTTTGCTACGTTTGGATTACCAGTTGCAGATGATCCACCAGATTTGGCTTCAGCTTCTGCTGTAGTCATACCTGGCCGGACGTTATAAACTCCGTCTGGTGAGCCACCTGCTACAGTTGCAGGAGCAGTTCCACCATCATTTAAGACGCCTGGGTTTGAACCGACTGCAGCTGCATTCGATGCCAATCCAGATTGATCTGTAAGAGCACCATCAAAAAGTGCTTCTGTGTTACCTGTGTTTCCACCACCATAACGGGCCTTCATCGCAAAGATGAGTCCTGTTGGTCCTGTCATTGGTTGAACACCGCAAACATCGTATGCCATCAAATTAGGCATAGCTCTACGAACCAGTGAAATTAACACTGGGTTAAAATTTGCAACTGCTCCTGTGGACATATCTGCCTCAGCAAGCATTTGCTGTTGAGCGTTCATTTCACGCTCTTGGTTTTCCAAGATTACTGAAGTAACAGCACGCTTGTAAGAATCAGTGATCTCTGGGAGATCGGGATGATTCAGTACTGGTTGCCACTTCTCTTGAAGATTTTCTGAATTGTACATAAATTCTCCTTGAAAATATTCAGATTATTTTTGTGCCCTTGCTTCATCTCGTCCAATGGCTTTTAAGTACTTTTCCATTGACTTAGAGACTTCTTCAACAGGCTCTGTGGATGTTGTTTCGGAAGCATCTTCAGTTAATACTTCTTGTGTTCCGAAATAACTTTCTCTGATTGTTTGAAGTTTTTCCGTATAGGAATCTTCATCAGAAAATTCTACATCCTCAACCAGACTTTGGAACTTCTCAGTTTCAGTATCAGTCATCCCATTAGCAACGTCAGCAATCAGTGATTCTTTTACAAGTTCACCTTTTGCTTTTCTCAACTGGATATTTTCGTCCATCTGTTTGTTAAGTTTTTCTTCCAACTCTTCAATACGTGTCAAGTTGGCTTCCAGAATGTCATACTTCTCATCTGGAACATCAATATAGTGGTCTTCAAAAAGATTTTTCAGTCCACTAATAAAGTCTTCTGCAATCTCACCTTTGAGTCCACGCTCAATGGCAAGTTGATTTTCTTCCATCCATTGTTCAACAACATAGTTCATGTAGTCATCAACTTTTTCTGTCATGTCATTGATTGTTGACTCAGCCATCTCTTCGATAACCTTGTCATTTTCCTCTTGGATTTTTTCTAGTTCTGATCGAACTTTAGATTTAACTGCACTTTCAAAGATTGTTGCAGCCTTCGTCTTAAATTCTTCGGAGAGTTCTTCACCCTCTGTAAGAGCAGCGACATCAGCAGAAACATCAACTGATTCTACTTTTTGGTCGATTGATTCTTTAGCAACTTTCTTAGATTCTTCTGCCTCTTCTTCGTCTTCTTCTTCCTCTTCCTCTTCTTCGTCCTCTTCGGTCATCAGAGTATTGGAATATAGAGCAGAGAGTTCTTCTTTTTTGAGTCCCTTCATGTGGGCAACCAAACCATCAAGCATATCTGACTTGAGTTTAGGCATCTCTTGAATTACTTCCTCTGACTCTTCGACAGTTTCTTCAACTTGATCTACTTGGTCTTCCATTTCGGTTTCCTCCATTTTGGTTTTAACAGTTTCTTGACCAGCACCTTTAACAACTACACTCTTAGCATCACCTTTTGCTTTAAGTGTGTTGGTTGAACCAGTAGTAGGTGCTTTTTGCATATTTTCTGGTTCTTGTTTTGGTTTTACAGTAGTCTTGGTAGCACTTGGTGCTTTAGCACTTACCCCTGTAGGTTTTGCTGTTGCCTCAACCACATTTTCCATCTCTTTATTGAGTTCATCAGACATATAAAGTCTCCTGAGTAAATTTGTTAATTATATTTATAAAATTAGAGTTTTGAAAGAAACATTTCAAAGGCCTCAGCCTGTTTATTTGCGGAAGCGACACGATGAATCTTAGCAACTTCAGACTCTTTAAGAATCCCATTGTCCCAGATCCATTCCTTCCCTTCCATTATTCCTTCCACAAACGCCTTTGGTGCTGATGGATCAGCAACGATATCTCCTGCTGTCGCAAGAAAGAAATCGTCTTTGACATAATTGGTCTGACCCCTTTTTTCAAGTGTTCCCATTCCTCTACTAGAGACTCCAAGTTTTGCACCTGCATTAAGCAACTCCTTGACAATCTTACCATTTGGTGTGTCAAGAATCTTTGCTTTCCCGATGATATCTTTACCTTCGGGTACAAGCTCCTCAATCATGTGAGAAACCCTATCCAGATTGACAGTTGGTCCTTCTGGATGACCTAGTTCGCCGAATGCACGTTTTGATTCGACTAATTCTTTATTGTAACGAGCAACTTCTTTTTGCAGAACATCAAGAGGATATACTCGACCATTACGATTCTTCGTTTCAGCCTGCATAAAGACCCCTTTGATTTTCATATCCTTACCTTTACCTTCAGTAAGAATCTCAAAGTCATCGTACATTTCTGTGATTAATTTCATAATTCCTCTTAGTATGTTTTCTTAACTATAAGTGTAGCCACACTATCTGTAAAATTATCAACTGTAACACCAATATCAGATGTATTGGTTCCTCTTAAACATAAACCAGATGGTCTATAATTAATGTGACCAACTTTATGAGCTCCACCAGATGCATTTCCTACTATTTTTAATGCATCTGTCCCACCTCTATCAATTGTTAGTGATCCTGTATCTTCAATATTAAAAAATATTTCTATGATTTTAGCAGTTACAGGAGTTGCTTCATCTGCGTGTTTTAATTCCGCCATGGTAATTTCACCATCAGTGGTATCCACATGAATTACAGAAGTTCCTATTCTATTGATAATTTGATTTGCCATTTTTTATCCTAAATTGAGAGCATTTCTTTGTCGAAATAACTCATTATATCTGAATCCTTGACTCCATATTTTTTTGCAATTTTTTTGACTGTCTTCTCAAATGAAGACATAAAATTACTTGGATTGGATTCTAAAGTGGAAAACACATCATCAACTGCCCTCTTCATTTTAGGAGTAAGTTTTTTATACTCGGCAGATTTTTTGTGTTCATCCTTTTCTAAAAATTGATGAAACTCACTAAACTTCTTCACCATCAACCTCAACATCGTCTGTAGAAACGTGCTGTTGAACCAAAGAGTTTGCAACTTGCACTCTCTTTAGATCCAAGGCACTTCCAACTTTGTGAGAAATGACATCTTTAAATGCACTTTCGGCCTCTAACTTATTATCATTCATTAGGGCTCCAATCATATTAGGTATACTCATAATCTATCTCCATTTTGTATCATTTGAGTTTCTTCCTCACCTTGAGGAACTTCCTCTGGTGGTGGTTCTTCTTCTGGTGGAGCTCCCTCTGGTGGGGGTTCCTCTTCTCCAGCTGGTGGTGGTGGTTCATCCTCAATTTGTTTGTTCATTTTCTTCATTTCCTCTTCGGACATTCGGAAAACGTGTCTTTGAACATATTCTTTTGAGAACCATTCACCAATAAAAGGTTCTATTGTATTTAGTATATCTAACCTGTCACGCAAGAGATCCATGTCTCTCATCTCCGCATAGTGACCATCTTTTAGATATTTGTAAGTAATGTTATCTCTGATTGAAGGCCAATCTTCTTCTGCAATAACACCCTTGAGTATTAATTGAGTCTTTAGAACATCATTAAAGAGAACATTGAATTTAGTCCTAAGTTTTTGAATGAACTTGGTAAACTTGACTTCATCTCTTGTAATTTCAGCACTTCGACCCATACTGAACGTATTTTCTGCTTCAAGTCTTGAAACAGGAATATTGAGTGATCTGTAAAGTTTTCTCTGAAAGTATACAATATCTTCGATCTCCCCAAGGTTTTGTCCACCAGGCAAAGTTGTAATCTCTGTTCCTCTTCCACCCTCTCTCCTTGGAAGCCAGAAGTCTTCTAGCATACTCATCTGTTGTCTATCATCACGAATCTCACCAGTTTGACTATTGTAAACTAGTTTGTTCCGATATCGATTCATGACATCTTTGAGATACTGTTCTGCTTTAATCTTTGGAAGATTACCAACATCAATGTAAAAGATTCTTCTTTCAGGAGCTCTTGAGATACGATAGATGACTACCGAATCTTCAATCATTCTGAGTTGGTTTACTGGTTTGATTGCTTTGTGAAGATAGGATATGATCATGTTCCGATTTGGATCATGTAATCCTGAAGGACAGAATGCTACAGAGTCTTTTGTAATTTTGAATCCTCCGCTTCCTTGTGCTTGATGCATTCCTTTATCATTGTAATGAAAATAATCTTCAATTACTTTCATGTGTGGTGTACCTTTATTGCTTAGAGCCTTATCAATTTTTTTAACTCTCTTGATTTTTAGGCCGTCAATATATCGTAATTCTTGTATTCCTTTTTTTACGTCATTTTCGTCTATGATTTTATGATAATGTATTCTTCCATCAATATACCATCTTCTAAAAATATCGTGTGCTTTATTATTGAAATCTAGGAGGCGGAGAATATGTTGAAACTCTTGACGAACTCTTGTTCTTATTTTACTAGAATATGGTAGATCATCTGTAACGATACTAACACTGTCCCGACCAGACTCCAGACATACTCCTTCATTCACTATATCTTCAATTGCAAAATCACATTCGGGATGTTCAGACGTACTTCGATATCTACGAATAAGTTCATATTCGTTCTTAGCTGTTCCGTCTAGATCTAGATATTCGCTGTAGAATCCAGCAGAGGTAGTTGCTCCGTCATCAGGTTCAGGGAGAACGAAACTTGGTAGTTGTTCTCCCTTATCCTTTGAAGCTCTAGTAATTTGAAAACCAAATAACTGTGCCATAATGCTCCGTATTTATTCACGTAGTAAATATTTATACGGATTATTAACTGGTAGTATTTGATTCAAAGAACTGATAGCGATATGTTACTTCAAATTCCTCTACGGCATCATTGGTATCGTATCCCAAATCAATATTTGCTATTGTCAATGGGAATAATCCTCTGAAGGTATAGGATTTGATAACTGATCCAGCACGATCCAGTTGATCTACAAATGCATCAACTTGGTAATCGGAAGGATTTTCTAGTCCACTATTATCCGAAAGAGCATTGATTCCATTCATCCATCGCTCCATAGCATTACGGAGTAAGAAATCAGTGTCATTCATTAAAGTGGTTGTCCATGTTTCAAAAGTCCTGTCTCCTGCAATATACAATTGACGGCCTCTGAATGGGACTGCAACTTCACCTAATGTCTGCCCAGGCAGATTAGTTGACCGACAAAGAAAAGACATAACTCTTGTCTCTCCCCCTTGGGCTGCATAGCCTGGAAAAGGCATGGTAACTTGAAATTGATTCGCACGAGCACCACCTCCTGCGAGTACTGCTTTAAAATCGTTTATGTTTGCCATAGTTATCTCCTTACGCTCCTACTACTTCACTGAACGCAACACCAGTTTTCGTGGCGATGAAATTCAGAGAAATGAAGTTAATAGACCGAGCAGGTTTGATAAAGATATCAGCGACAAACTCGTTACGATCAACAACCGAGCCTGGGTTGTTGGTTGAGTCACAAACTACTAAGAAGTCTGTAACACCCCTTCGACCCTGTACATCACGCAAGAAAGGTTCAACTTGATTTCGGAACCCAGCACGTGTGAACTCATCGTTGAATTCAAACAACTGAAATTTAGCAGCAGTCGAGATTGCTTTCTCAAGAGTGATGAACAATCTTCGTACATTGATTCTATCAAATGCACTTGGTTTCGACTGAGCAGTTTTGTCTCCAAACAGAACTGTACCTTGGCCTGGAAAAGAACAAACTGGATTCACTCTTGCTTTATAAAGAATGTCTCTGTTTGCCTTCTGAGGATTGTATGCAAGTTTAACTGCACCCCTTACCTGACCACGATTAAATCCGCCTGGACTAAACCATGAATCTGCAACAAGATCTGTTCTCGCACAAAGACCAGCCATATCTCCGTTCAATGGAACAAAGCGATATACATCATTGTACTTGTCGTACATATACTTGTATCCACTGTCAAGAAATCCGTATGAACTAGAAGGCATCTTGTCCATGAATGTTTTGACATTTGCAGTTTGAGTTACTTCACTTGTAACTCCAACAACAGCACTTGATGGTGGTGAAACAAATGCAACTGTATCTTTTCGATCAGTTGCCATATCAATCGCATTGATAGCATCTGTTCCGTTTGTTCCATCAATTTCTTTACCATTCATCAGAAGAGTAATTTCAACTGTCTCTGTATCTTTCATAAGATCAAATCCAGATTTCTTTTCTCCCGATGTGATTGCATAGTCATCAGCACCATTTACCAAACTTACAGTGTGAATAGCCTCTGCTCCAGATGCACCAAAAATAGTTGTACCCTGAGCAAGAACAGTACCACCATAACCAGTTCCAGCATTACCAGCAACATGATCCATGTTGTAAATGTATTGGGACTGATTGTATAGAACATCACGATAGTAGTTTGTACTTCCGTCTGTTTTCTTTGCATCAGACAATTTGGAAAGTCCCTCAAAGGTTTCCAAAACTGTGCCAGGAGCTCCTGTGATTGCTCCATCTTCGTCAATGACAACGATATGCAGTTCATCAGCAGTATTGACACCAGAACGATCTTTTACATAATCGGATGTGCCTGGAGCCGATGTGAATAGATCATAAAATTCCCATCGTCTACGGACATTTTGATTGTCTGCAATAACTCCTGTGCCTGGAGTACGAATACCACCTTCGGTATTTGCAGATCCAAATCTTTCAAAAGTTATAGTGTGTGAAGAAATACCTGTTACCTTATATTCTCCACCATCAGCTTCTCCAAAGTTGATAATGTCACCAACATTGTATCCTGTACCGCCATTATTGTCTGCAACAAATGATGTAGCTCCACCATCCAATGCAGTTTCTACTACACCAGCGGTATCTTCACCACCAGCAAATGTTTGTTCAAACTCAGCAGCACTTGGACATACGGAAACCTTTAAACTGTTTCCCCATGCTCCAGCAGTTCTAGCATTGTAGAGTCCTGTGTCTACTGAGCCAGCAATAATCTGTATATAATCGTCAGTTGATTTAATCAAAATCGCTGTTTTTCCAGCTTCGCAAGCATTCTTTACATCACTTTGTGCTCTTACCACTCTCAATGCATTACTGTAACCCAAATAGTTAGCAGCACAAAACCAATCTTCAAACTGATTACTATCAGATTGTGGTTGTCCAAAGACAGAAACAAGTTCTTCTTCGGATGCAATTGCAGTGATTTCACCGACCGGCCCCTTTTGTGCGGCGATGACGATACCAGCAATGGATGTTGCGACAGCAGGAATTACGTTTGTTAAATCTTTTTCTTGTACCTGTACACCAGGCGAAACTTGAAACGCCATTCCATCTCCTTAAATTAGAAGTGTTATCTCCTATATTTAGACATTTGAGGTTCTTCAGAGAGGTTTTTATAACATAAATATGTTATTATGACCCATTACGAGAAGTATAAAGATACAATCAAAGAGGGAGTAAAAAAAGCAAGGAGAAAACGTGATATATGGATTAACGAATACTTGGCCGACAAGTCGTGTGTACACTGTGGGGAATCAGAAACGTGTGCCTTGGTCTTCTACCCTGACAACAAAGAGATCCGAATCATTTCAAGATCAAAGGGACTCAGAGAAAAACTCAGAGAGCCTATACTGGAAAAGATTAGGAAGAATAAGGTTGTGTGTATGAATTGTAGAAGTAAATTAGAGAATGATATTGAGTTATCACCAATCCTCTAACCACTCACGATGGGATTGTACTACAGGAGAAAATCTAGAACCATACTCATCGATAGTTTCACCAATTTTTTCTCCATATTCATCATTCACTCCATCTAAGACAAAACCAAAAGGAGCCATATCTTGATCTACAAGATCCTCCTTCTCTTTCCAGAGTTGTTGACGAATATCCATATTAGTCAATTCTTTGAAATAAGTTTGATCTGATAACCAACTGAATAAGACCATACACATCACTAAGTCATCAGTTGCTCCATCATCTGCTTCATAAGATTGTCCCTTAGATACAAATGTGGTCAACTCTACGATAGTATTAAAATCTTGAATTAAAATTTTATCTGCTTCCATCATAGTCTTGAAGTTAGAACATCCAACCTTCTTGAGCGCCTTGGTTGTTCTTACACCTAACTGTGCTTTCTTACCAGAAAATCCTCCACCAGCCATTTGACCATTTCTACCATGCATAGTGGTCATGATAAGGTTATCATATTCTAAATCAAACTGCAATGCATCTGCAACCTGAGCTCCAATATCATTAATCTCAATCATCACGTATGCAAGATTATATGCAGTTGCAACCTTGTGTATAATCTGAGGAAAGTTCATAGGTTTGATCTCATTGTCTCTGTAAACAGCAACCTGTTTATAAGGAACCTCTGAGACATCTATCACCACAAATGCAGAATAATCACTTGCGATACCTCTGGATACATCAGCAACCAGAACGTATGCAGATTCAGGATTGGGATTTTCGTAGACTCTAAGTCCTGCATTGTCCTGTACAGGATTGTTATGGGAAAGTGTTCTAAGTTTTGCTGGTGCAATAAGTGTATTAACAGACCCAAGGAACTCACATTCAAACTCCACATTGAACTGTTGCTCACTTGTGTTCTTGATTGTTTCTGCTTTCCACTTCTCATCACGGCCTGGAACCTCACTCCAATGTACCTCAATGGGAACATAAGAGTTTCTGCCATTTTCTGCATCATTCCAAATTTTGTAAAACATATTCATGCCGTGTGGTGTACTCACCATCATTACCTTTGATGTTTTACCAGAAGAAATTGTAGGATAAACTGAACTAAAGAACTGTTCGGCTATGTTATTTGGCACATAGGCAAACTCATCAAGAAAAATGATGTTGTAAGAACCACCTCGAACAGCACTTGAGGATGTTGCACTTGCAAGAATCTTAGATCCATTTTCAAGTTCAAGAGATCCCTTGTTCCAAGTCATAACCCCTTGTTGCAACCACTTAGGTAGATGCTCGTATGCGAGTTGTAGCCTTCCTAAGAGATCCCTTGCAACAGCCGCCTTATTCGCTAAAATGGCGACATTTACAGAAGAATTGAACAGACAATAATGCAGCAGATATGCAATAATTGTTGTGGATTTACCAGACTGTCTAGGAAGTTTACAAATAGAGAAACGATTAGTGTGAAAAGTTTGCACCATGTCTCTTTGAAAAGGATAGAGGTCAAATGGTACAAGTCCTTCATCAATACTTACTATCTTGATATAGTTTTCGATGAAGTAGGCCGGGTCTTCCATACATCGAGCATACTCTTGAATCTGTTCCGGCGTAAACTCGATTTGGACATTCGCTCTCTTGAGATTAGGATTCCCAAGATATACATTATCAGACATTCAATTTTGGATTTGAGGTTTTGAAATCCTTCTTTCTCATTACTGTTTTAGCCACAAGATCAAGCATACCTGACCTATCAACATTAAGGACAAAAGGCATATTGACATTTGTTTCCATGTCGTGGATAACTGCTTGAGCATCTGGTCCCATTTTTGGAATTTTCTTTCCGTACTTTTTGTAAGTAAGTCTAAACAATCTAATAAGTTCGGCCGTATTGATTGGTTTTTTGTTTCTTTCATCGTTTACCCTGTCTAAAAAGTGTCTGGTAAACTCAACATCAATACCCACAGCTGCAAACAATTTGTCTGCATATTTTTCGACTTGATCCAATTCTCCTTTTGTTACATCTTCTCTAATAGATCCTTTGAGTCTTGATTTTTCTTTTCGTCCTCTGTTCTTCGACTCTTTCTCAAATCCTACTATCTTTCCGTTTTTGTGGGATGCATCTTTTCCATCTCCATTTCCGTAAGTACCTTTATCCCGATTATACTTTACAAGATCGGCCCGATACTTGATTCTCTCAGGAGATGATTGGAATTTTTTATATTCCTTCTTATAATCTCTTACGTATTCTTTGAAGGTTATCACAACTTTCCTTTTCCAAAGTTAGATACGTTGATTGGTTTACCTTTGCGATCTGCATCTCCATCATGTTTTCGTTTCTGTCTCACTGCATTTGCTCTTTGTTTCTTTGTGAGTTGACTAATCTTTTTCTTGGACATACATTTTGGTTTGGGACCATCGCCATCCCCATCTCCATCTTTATCTGGTCTTGCACAAGGCCCCTGAACTGAACCATCTGTACCTATACGTTTCCAATCTCCATCTTTACCCTTACCAAACCACTTTCGGAGATCTTCAACAAATTCGTTATATGTTAGGCTTTTTTCCATCCCCCACCTTTACCTTTGTACCACTTTGCAGCCCAACCATTTGCATATGCTGAAGGATAGACATCAAACTTGGATTTTGCGAGTGACTTTGCCTTTGACCATAGTGTGGGATTAGTTGGAACATTTTTTTCTTCAATGTTTTCTTCTCCAACTGGTACACAATTGGGAACCATCTTGTCACCTTTTTTCTTCATACCTTTTTGTTCATAACCATCCCAACAAGTTCCCTGTGCTTCATTCTTAGGTTTCTCACCTCTTTTCTTTTTTGAGATTGCAATTGCAGCTTGCTGTGCAGGACTGACTGCTTCATCAAATCTCAAATCGTAATTGTACTTTATTACACTAGGAGATAACTTTTTTAAGAATACATGAATCTTAGAACTTCCTGTATGATGATCCATGACAAAGTTAGCTTTACCTGTTATCATTCTTCGGTCATCCGTTGCATTAACAACGGATTTTGCTAGTTTTCTTTTTTTAATCTCATCTGCAACATAACGATCTGTTCTATCGTCATATTCTTTGATAAGTTCTTTGTATGTTTTCATTAGTTATCTACCTTTGCTCCTGCTCTCCATTGATAACAACTCCAATACCTTGCTTTGTATTTGGGGCCTGGATCAGCACAATTATGTCTTGCACGAAATGACTTTCTCCTAGCAGGGTCATCTCGTTTAATCTCCATATTTGGATCTCCGAATCCTAACTTGATTACATTACCCTTTTCGTTCTTGACGTAGACATAGAACTTTTTCTTACCATCACTAGACCTTGTAGGATTATTAAGTTCTACTTTTTTACCTTGGTACTCAGCCTCTTGTAGTTCATGATCATAACAATCATCACAACAAGGTTCCTCAGTAAATTGTTTGAAAGTTTTCATTTTCCTTTTATGAGTTTTTGAAGTTCTGCTGTCGATCCAACAAATAATGCATTGGTTACATTCTTAGGTCCAGATACTTCTGTGACTTTCTTTTTTGTTGTTTGTAGATTGACCAACTTTTCTGCATTGTCAGCATTGGTCTTCAATAACTGTCCTGCAACCTCATAGGCTCTAGGATGATCAGTCTCTTTTGCAACTTGAAGAATACCATCAAGTGCATCCTGACCTCTCTCAATTAGATGATAAAGATTTTCTCGACTGTACTTGAAGTCATCGTTATCTTCATCTTCACTTTGCGTTCTAGGGACCAAAGGGGTTGTGCTGGTGACTGCAACGGCCTTCTCTGTGATTCCGAGAACTTCATCAAGTTTTTCCATTCCATTATGACATATTAGCTGTTGTTTTAATAGTTATAGTATTTCCCATACCACTAT